GCAATTGTACTCACCACAATAACATTGCCCACCATCGTGGTCAATTCCATCATCATCAAACTGTTCACAGTAGGCATCGATATGTGCCTGTTGACCTTCATCTAACTGGTCATATGTAGTGCCTTTGGGGGCACCCATTTTCTCAATCAACTGTTCCATTGTTACTGTTAATTCTGTTTCTACTAATCCTGTCATATTTTATACTCCACTTAATTTGATGGCATACTGATACATAGTCAAAGCATCACCATCGTTTTCAAAACCATATTCACTTGCGAAATCCATTGAAGAAGAACCCATCACACTAGACGCCACTCCATGTTTCGCAATAATCAAAGCACACTCTTCAAGTGTACCACCAAAAAACGACTCAGAATTGTCCTCCAAAGTAAATAGAAGACCACCATTCTCTGCGTTTAAATAATCAATTTTGTTTGTTTTCATATTATCTCTCACTTTCTTAATTACATGTATATGATCCCATAATTTAGGGCAAAAGTCAAGCGTTTTGGCGATAAATCCGCCTCTGTAAGTTATTGATTTAACTGAGAAAAGCAAAAAAATTGATAAAAAAATTCACTCATTTGGTCTATATTTGTCGTAATATCGTCCCCATTGCCATTCTTCGGGTATTTCACCGTCAGCGCGTATCAAATGGGACTTTCCAGACGGTTCTACACACCACCTCATTTTAGGGCGTGCAAATGCCTTCTGTCTGATTAGTTCTATGGTTTTCGCTTTATGTGTGCGTCCATACATGGGATTGAATTCCCCTCTCCTAGTGCCTGTCATAGTCTGCGATATCTTCGCCCTATGCGCTTCTGTCAACCCATTTGAATTGGGGTTACTCTGACCCAGTTTCGCCTGTTTGATGCGTTCTCGACCCTCTGGCGTGTGCCAAGCGGTACGGTCTCTGCACCTATCGACTATCGGTAGGTCTTGTGGATTCTGGGTAATTGCGTACTCTCTAATCTGTTCTATATTAGAGAATTTGATTATCATCTCGCGTGGTTTTGGTACTTCCTGTAGACTCTTCTCATCTACAATCCAATATTCGTTTTTCCACCCACCACACTTAAACAAGAAAAACCTAGATGCACGAGTATTCATGGCGCCCTCAAAATTACGCCATTGGGATAGTTACCTTCCACTATCTTATAGTCATTAGCGAGTAAATATGTCACAGCAGGGCCTGCCTTGCCAGTCCAACAATTATTATGTCGGTATGTATCATCACAAACCACTATTCCTTCAGAAATCATATTCGGCATTAAATCTATCATCTGTTTCATATGTTCAACTTGGCAACTCTGATTGTCCAAATCTATATTCCACTCTCTTCTATACATCTGCTTTTGTTCTATCACCCAATCTGGCATATTGTGAATATCAAAGATATAATCAAAATTATCCAAATACAAACAAGCGATACCATGTTCCCACTTAAAATCTCTAGTGTAATCTGAACCCTTCTTTACTACCCATTCGGTATTTCGTAAATGTGCTAATCTTTGTGATGGCAAAGGACTAATGTCTACTGACACCAACATTGTATGTTTAGCTTCTGCGAGTCTAGAAAAATACGCTGTTGAACCTTCTAAGTTATCGCTACCAATTTCAACTATAATGGCAGCGGCGGGGGGATTCTTAGGGTAATGTTTTTCGCTTAATTTGTATATATCACCCATTCTATTCAGATAAGAAACTCAGTTGAGCTTCATCCGACAAACTGTCTTCGAGTTCTACATCTCTCAGAGCTGCTAGTTTATCTTTGTACTCTGCTATCTTACCAAGTTCATCCTCAATAGTCTGCATTATGTCTGGGTGTTCAGCAACACCAACTCCCTTTTGCATCAAGACTTGTACATTAATTTTGTGTTTGCCTATCTGACTGTCGAAATAATATCGTAAAGTTTTTGTTAACTGTGGTGTGAAATCAGGCATTAGTCTTCTCCTTTTTCTTGCGAGGTGCCCTCTTCTTTTTGGGTTTGTTATACTCAGTAATTCCCAATGGTGCCATGAGTTTTTCCAACTTCGGGTATAGTTCAAGAAGTTTACCATCCTTCACAGAAGTAAGTATTTTCGCTTCCTCTGGATGTACACCCTCAAGAATCTGTAACCAATTCATCTCCTGTTTCCATGCAGGCAGATTTTTCATATTGGAATTCGGTTCTGTGAACTGTTTAATTCTACGCCATTCCATTTGGATAGATGTTGCACCTAATCCATCTGGCGTATCCTCTTCTAGTTTGGTAGTTTCGGGCATGCCGTCTGGCAAATCCCATTCGGGTTTCTCCGCACCAACTCCTATTCTAACTACTGGAACTAGGCATTGGTTGGTTTGCCCCCATTGTTTTAGGCGAGTGACTTGCTCGTCTAGGTTTTCTCCTTCAAATACATAGGTGAAACCCTCATTCATTTGTCTAAATTTTCTCATATTTTACCTCATTAAAATTCATCAATCACTTCAATAAGTCTGTCAAGACCAAAGTTCATGAAGTATTTATACATGTCCTCAGCAGACTTATCTAACTGTGCTGTATACTGAAACACAATCTGTTCTTTAATTTCCTCTGGTGTTTGTGATAAATCCACCATAGTTTTATTTCGGATATACCCAGCTGCCATTTCACCTGTTACCCATTCTTCGGGTTTCTGGGATTTCCACTCAGCAACTAGCGCCTTTCGTATTGGTCTCTGTCTTTTACCCTCTACAAAAGAATCATCGTCACTAAGAATATTTGGAACCCCATCTCCCTTATCACCGCGTATAATGTGTTCGCGTAATACGGCGTCTGCTGATTCCTTAATCTTTACAAATCTCTTTCTAAGAGGTGAATACTGTACAACATTCTCATATTTTTGTAACTGTTGGAAATCATGGTCACCAGATATAATTAACAATGGTCTAGGTGATTCAAACAATCCTTCCTGTACCAAATCATTTTTCTGACTCCACTCTACCAATGTACCAATTACATCATCTGCCTCAGCACCATCAACATCGACAACTGGATACGGCATGTGTTGTTGTAACTCATTCCTTACCAGAGATAGACCCTCAAAAATAGATGTCCAATCATATCCACTATCTTCGCGTGTCTTTTTACGACTCGCCTTGTATTGTGGGAATACAGTTCTTCTCCAATATCGCCTATTGTCACAAGCAATTACTAAATCGCCATACTCATCACCCCACCTTGTCTTATAACTTCTCAATGTGTTGAGAATCATATGACGAACTAGGTCTATGTTAATATCAGAATCTTTGGAACCGTTAAGTTCCGCCATGAGATTACTGATACTAATTTGGTTATAATCAACTATTATCATCTGGTTCACTCCCCCAGACAAATCCAAGGTCATCGTAAAAAACACCGTGACTTCTCTTCACATTGCCATCCTTGTCATAAGCTAGGGTAGTACACCTAAAAACTACTCTTTGTGTCTGGTCTTCCCCAGCAAATAAAGAAGTCCATGTGCTAGACTTCAAATAGTTTTCCATAGATGAAATATAAGTTCTAACAGACTCATGTTGTGCTAATGCACCTTTGACATTATTCCGCACTTGTCTCTTTAACTCTTGTAATTTCTCTTTGTTAGCTTTAATCCACCCCTTGACTTTTACATATGACAAATGATTATCCTCTGGCAATGCCAGTACATCTGGATGGATATGCTTTAATTTGGGCGGGTTCTTTTTCAACCTCGCTTCACGCGCCTTCGCTAGTCTTTCAACAGCGGCAGCCTTCTGTTCCTCAGACATAGGTTTTCGCCGCCTACGCTTTGGTTTGTCTGGACGAAAATCGTCCTTAGTAATTCGTGCCATTATTGGACTCCTTGTGTTATAGTAATATGTATAATAACACAAGTCTAGTCCAAGTGTCAAGCATTTTTTTTATGCAGAAGCGACTTTTACGCCAGAATTAGGTACTTCAAGACTAATATTCCTTATCTGGTCAACCAACAAAGTTCTCCATTGCTGTTTTTCTGTATCGAAAACAGTCAAATGAGTTTCTTTAACTGGTGATGGGTTTTTCACCTCTGGAATACGATTAGGTATCAATGTCGCGTGGACATCCCTTTCCGTACCATCTTTTTTGGTATACCCAATAATAGCTTCTTGTTCTACCAAGATGTCACTAAGTTGTGACCTACTATATTTCACATTATTCATAACAATTTTCTCCTAGTTATTTCATTATACATTCGTTCCGCGAAAATGGAATGGCATTCCTCATTGGGATGTCCTTTAGGCATCTCCCCTAAGTACATACTATTCATGCCCTCGCGTGGGCAATCTCTTGTAATCCTACTAAAGTAATTTCTATATGGGTGGCCATCAAACCACTTTGCACCAACTACTTTATTGTATAGATTATTAAACTTTTCACTTATATTAGACTTTTTGATATATTCAAACCATATCAAATAATCTTTATCTTTTGATGGGTCATATTCATCTACAACATATGTCAATTCATATTGATTCGCCCTGTACTTTTCTAACATTACTTCTGGCGGTAATTTTGTAATTCGTTCTAATTCATCTTTCATGTATGTGCATATGACGATGCTCTCTAACATATCAACAATCAAGTGAGGCACATCGTTACTCTCAAACATATAGTGTAAATAAAGAACATGTCTCAGAAAATCGAAATAGTTGTGAAACTGGTCATTGAATAAGAAATACCCATCTATCTCTTGTTTCATACCACTATAATGATTTTCATCTACCATTTCACCATTTGGTCTATGGTCATTCTGGAAGCTTCTTAATTGATGATACTCACCATAATTCCAATTAGAATATTCTTCATACCCCCTTCCATTATCTGCATGTCCGTATATGCCACCATGCGTGAAATCAAAAAAACTAGATACTGTTGAAGTTGGATTCCACCTATCTAAGAAATCAAAACTAATAGGCATCTGCCATCGACTTGCTTCTGTCATTTGTATAACTGCAAAATCAACTGGATTAGTTAGTAAATAATCTTGTGTAGTTCTCCATATACGCCAATTAGAACCACCACCTCTAGATAAGTTAATGGGTTCCATTCCCATTTTCTCAGCGAGTTTTGTAGACCACCGTTCTCTATATCTGTAGTCTGTATCACAATGTTGATATGACCATCCCTCTTTTGCTGTTCTAGTAGTTTCACCCATTTCAGCACCAAGAGTTATTGAACACCCATTTGTTAAAAGTTTGGGCATAAAC